TCTTCTCGCCCTCTGCGCGCCACACAGCCACCTCTTGCATGGTGGAATGTTCTTGGCAAAAACCGAAGTTCCCCATGAACTTAACGGCGCCGTTGCGCTTGCGGGGATGCGTTTGCGTGGGCAGGCGCATCCATCGGCCAACCGGTGGCACCGTGTCAATGAGAATGCCGTGGACGCGGCAAAAGTCGATGAAGTTCATGCCGCCTTCCTTGACTTCGCAGATGCGCTCATCTTTGCGCGGGCCTCAGCGGTGCGCACATTAGTTCCATTGGCTTGCATCGTCGCCATGCGTTGCTCTTGCACACTCAAGACTGATCGCCACTGCTCTGATGCCAGCTTGAAAGCTACGCCGAGTCGGCCCACTCTCTGCGTCAAAACCAGATGCTTCATTCCAGCGTTGCGAATTCCGAAGGCGCGAGCGGCATCTGCCATCTTCTTGAAATGCCGGCCATCACTACAGTCCACGGCAATCCAGCGACTGCTAGCCTCTGCCGCAATGCGCGCCCTTTCTGCCCTCCACTCTGGCGACGAATGAACCGCATGAAACTTCGCACGCGTTTCTTCATTCGCCCACACGTTGCTCACAAAGGTGGACGTATTGAGCTCAGGCTGCAGCCGGTCTATCCAGTCCTGCTCTAGTTTGTTCAGGTCTGAAACACAGCACTCCTGAAGAACCTCAAAGTGCAGCGCGCCGCCGTGCTTATTCCATGCAGCCTGCAGCCGAATTGAATGGTGCTTGCCGTGGCGTAGGTTGCTGCGGTGCTCATGCCAGCGGCGCTCGATCTTGTTGCTGCTGCCGATGTACTTGGTGCCATTTGGGGTTGTGATGGCGTAGATGCCGCAGCGCGTGTGACGATTGCTCATGCTGTCGCCCCTTCACGTTGTCGACTTTTGGCCCAAGCTATTTGGCGAGACTGCGCCCAGCGCATCACCTCTTTGGATGCAGGCACCGGCTCAGGGTCTAGGCCGCGTGGCCATACGTCAAACTTTTCCTTCATCTTGTGCGCCGCCCAGCCCGGTTTGTAGCCGTGCACTTGGCCTATCCACAGCAGCTCGGCATACCACTTTTGCTTGTCCTCGCGCTTTGCCTTTTGCCCGCTTGCGAAAAGCTCCACCAACTCGCCGGGCACGGCCTCGATCAAGCTGCGCCGCACGCGCACATGGCCGCAGCATGAGCAAATATCCGCATGGGCCGGCCAAAAGGCAGAGCACTTGGGGCACTTGGCCGCCTCTTTTTCCTTCTCGGTAGGCTCTTTTTTGGGCTTTTCGCGGCCATCGTCGAGCGTGGTCACGCCGTTTGCGTACACCTCGTCCCAATCTTCCGCGAATCGGACGTAGTTACCTGAATGACAAATCCAAGCAGCGAAGGATTTTGAAGGATGCGAGCGCATCACCCGGCCCATTTGCTGAATGTGGGAACTCAGCGACTTGGTGAATGGCCGCGCCGACACGCCAATCATGGTGTCTGGCACGTCGAAGCCCTTGGTCAGAATGTCGGTGGCGATCAGCCCGTGAATCTCGGTGTCAGGCTTCGCAAAATCTGCGATCACGTCCTGCTTGTACTGGTCATCGTCCTTGTACGAAAGGCTGATGAAGTTGTAGCCCGCTTCAGCAAACTTCTTGGCCAGATCGGCGCCGTGCGTCACGCCAGCGCAAAACACAATGGTCTTGCGCGGCCCGCCAAAAATCTCGTGCGTCTTTTGCACCCAGGCAGCCACAATGTCGCCCGTGATTTTCATGCCGCGCTCGGTCACTTCGTCCTGCGCCCATTCGCCGGCCACCTTCTTGGCGCCGGTCATGTCGATCTCTTTGGCGATAAACACCTTGAGCGGGGCTAGGCGCTTGGACGCAACCAGCTCGCTCGTGGTAACTGCCGATACCACGTGGCTGTAAATCTGGCCCAGCCCCTTTGTGAAAGGCGTGGCGCTTAAGCCCACTACTTTGATGTGTGTGTTGTTGCGGATGAACTCTGCCGTCTGTGCGCGGGTCTGGTGCGCTTCGTCAACAACCAGCAGTTTGAGGTCTGGGAACGACCCGCTTTTCTCCAGCGTTTGCGCAGAGCAAATCTGGATCGGCTCATAGGGCCTGCGCCGCCAATGGCCGGCCTGCATCACGCCGTGATCGATGCCATACTTTTGCAGGCGCTGGCTGGTCTGGTCGCAGAGCACGATTCGGTCTAGGATCATGGCCGCCCGGTTGCCGGCCTTGGCCGTGGCTTCAAGCAACGCGATTGCCAGCTCAGTGTTGTGCGTTACCGTGAAGTCGCCCAGCAAAAACAACCGATCTCCGTCGAGCTCAAAGCCGTAGTAGGAGCCTTCGCCAATGGGTTCGACCTTGATTCCGTGCACCAAGTGTCTTTTTTTCTGTCTGCGCGCTGGCGCCTTCTTGTCGCGCATTGGTATCTGCGACAAGTCGCCGCTCACCGTTGCGCGCCAGTACCAACCATTAAAGCCTGAGCTCTTGATGCCCTTCTGCTGCCGCGATAGATAGCACGCAAGTCCAAGCGATCGGCACACGAACGCAAAATCCTTGGCCAGCCTTTCAGACTTGCTAAGCCAGTCGCAGCCCGATTTGTCTATGTGCCCATCGCTGTCAATCAGCCCTGCAAGCAACTCGCGCCGCACGTCTGCCGACCCGTACTTGTAGGCGTCAGGGATGTGCCTGGATTCCAGCACGCCCAGCAAATTGAGCCCGCTCTGGATGGTGTTGTAGCTGGTTCCGTCGCGCCCTCGTGTAAGTCGCCACGTGGGGCACCTGTTTTCGCCGGCTTCGTTGCGCGCGCCGTACCCCAGCGACCGACCGTATTCGACCCACTCATCCACCAGCTTGCAGCCAGGCTTGCTCAAGCAAGCGGAACCAAGTTTGCCGTCACCCAGCCAAGCGCCCAAGATGTATGGCGGTATCAGAAGTCCTACATCATCTTCCGGCCGCTCAAACTGCTGGATGGCACCTGATCTCCAGCCTTTGAGGCTGTGGCGAGCACTCTTGCTGCTGCGCCAAAACGTCTCCACGCCGACATTGACCAGATCATCATTGATGCCAATACGCCGCCCATCTGCTAGGTAGAACGCGCACGATGAAGGCGTCCTGCGCAAGCTCAAAATGTGACTTGCATTAACCACGTATGGATCGCCCTTGGTTGGCGTCACGCGGTACATCATTTCTCGGCCAGATGCCACGCTCAAGACGTTGCGTGGCTGGCCGTCTGGCCCCATCAGCCGGTCGCCACGCCGCACATTCTGAGCTGGCACGATTTCTCCACTTGCCAGCATCACCAGCGTGCCGTAAGCAAGACACTTTCCTGCACCTGTCGGTGCAGCCAGCATCTGCGTCCTGTGCCCCGCGCGAAACCCCGCGCGCAAGCGGTCTAGAACCTCAGCCTGGTAATCGTAGAGCTGAAGGCCCATCACGCCCCAGCCTTTTCGGCCTTCTTCAAGGCGCGCTGGTAAATCTCGCATTGGCGTTTTAGCTCGTTTGACTCCCGCATGAACCCGTCACGCGAAGCCTTCACCGCATCCAGCTCAATCTCAAGCTGGCGCACGCGCTCCCGCAGCGTTGCAATGGTCTCGGCTGCTTCGGTTTTTTCCTCCTCGCTGGCGTCCATTGCCTCAATCGCCAAGCGGGTGCGAAGCTGCTCGTTTTCCTCGGCAAGCTGGGTCACGGCCAAGGCGGCCTCTTTCAGATCGTCCTCTTTGGGGTCGTAGTCCCGCAGTTCCTCGGGCATCGGGCCAAGATCGCGCTTGAGCTTTCCGGGTGCCGTCTGCCTGCCGATCTTGGTGGTGTCCTGCTCGTACACCTTGCCGCCGCGCTCCACCTTGCGGGTTGTGGGGGGGCTATCTTCCAAATTTTGGAAGATAGATCGGCGGTGGTTTGCCACTGTTTGCTGCGAAACCCCGCTCGCTTTGGCAATCGCGCTATCGCTCCACTGGCTCCATTCCGGGTCGTTGAGCATCCGCAGCATCGCCTTGCGCCGGTCGGCTGGCGTCGTGCGCAGCCCGTGGCCATCGTTCGCGCTGAACGAAAACAGCACCGCCTCGCGCACCGTACCTTCGCGCACGTCGGCATCAATGGATACGCGGCCAGCGTGCCGGTGCGCGTGGTAACGGTGGAAGCCATCGGCCAGCCAATGCTCTGCGCCGTCGAAAAAGATGGTAACTGGGGGAAAGGTTGCGCCTTGGGCAATCGCCTCGGCGTACTCTTGCACGGCTTCCTGGTTGATCGACTCGCGGGCTTGGGTGCCGCCGTCGATGCGGATGAGGCCGATGTTCAGTTTCTTGTGCATTGCGCGGTCCGAAGTTCGCAGTCCTGAAATAGAGCACTCGGCAGGCGGGACCGGATCGCCGTTCACTTGGTCAGCTACTCCCAAGCTAGCCGAGGTCTGGCGCAATTATGCAGCAGAGTTTTCGCCGTCGTCAAGGGGTTGTGCAAGTTTTTTTTTCGGCTCCAGCACGACCGTGATCCTTGACCCGTTGCGCTCGATCTTGCGAAGGTACGCCAGCAGCTTGACCGCCGTACTCATGCGCGGGTCGGCGCCCCGGTGTATGCGGCTCACCGTGGTCTGTGGTACGCCTGTGCGCTCTGCAATGATGTGGTGCAGCCCTACAGTCTCGCCCAGGCGCCGGCGAAGGTAAGCTAGTTCGTGCTCGGTTTTCATGGCGCAAGTGTAGCCTAAAAAATATTTTCGTCAAGGGCTTGACGGATAGCCGTATGCGGTTATACTTTGCCCCATCGACACACCACCCACGGAGCCGCAACATGACACCCTACACCACCCGCACCGGGCTGCAAATCGGCAGCCTCTACACGCCGCCACAGGTGCCGTACCACGACGCGGATGCCTTGCTGCTCCAGCGCGCCCTGCTGGGCGAGCGCCCGCGAATTGATTGGGATGGCATCGCCATCGTCATTTTCACCGTCGCCGCCGTGGCCTTGGCCGCGTGGCTTCTTTAACCCAAGGAGATCTGGAATGTCCAACCTGCACCCCGTGTTCCGCGAAATCGCGGATTCGTTTTTCCTCGCCCCGCCACCTGATTCCGGCAGCCGGGTTGACCCGCACGCCGCCGTCATTGATGCGCTGGAGGCCATCTTGCAAGAGGCCGCCGGCCCCGGCAAACCCTACGACGGTGACAGCTACCTGCCGCCGCATTTTATTGAAACCGCCAAAGCAGCCATTGCCAAGGCAACCATCAGACGCGCCACCTTGCCTTTTGGTGGCGCAAAACACGGAGAAACCAAATGACCGCCCTAATCCCATTCCAAGACGTGCAAGGCATGGCCCAAGCCATCGCCAAATCCGGCTTGTTCGGCATGAAAACCGCCGATCAGGCCCTTGCCCTCATGTTGGTGGCGCAAGCCGAAGGCCAGCACCCGGCCACCATCACGCAAGATTACGACATTATTCAGGGCCGGGCCGCCCGCAAAACCCACAGCGTGCTTGCCCGCTTTCAGCAAATGGGCGGAACAGTCGAATGGCACGAACTGTCCGACGTCATTGCCGATGCCACGTTTGCGCACAAATCTGGAGGCAAACTGCGCATCGAATGGACATTCGAGCAGGCCAAAAAAGCAGGACTAACAGCCAAAGACAACTGGAAAAACTACCCCCGCGCAATGCTGCGCGCCCGCTGTATTGCCGAGGGCATCCGGGCCGTTTACCCGGCTGCGCTTGGCGGCATGATGGTCAGCGAAGAAGCTCAAGACCTGCCCCCTGCGGCTGGCGAGCCAAAGCAGATTGACCCGTCAACCGGCGAAATCCGCCCCACTTCCCCCAAGCCAGCCCGCGCCGAAATCGGCCTCTACCCACAAGACCGATTCGAAGCCAACTTGCCCAAGTGGCGTGCACTGGTCGAAAGCGGCCAGCAAACCCCAGCCAGCATCGAAGCCATGCTCTCCAGCAAGGCCCGCCTGTCCGACGAACAGCGCCGCATCATCGCCGGCCTTGGCGTCATCGACGTGCCGGCCAGCGAGCCCGAATCGGAAGTCGATCAATTCATCAAGGACATGGAGTAAACCACATGAAAATCGTCAAACTCATCCAGGGAACGCCTGAATGGCACGCCCACCGCGCCCAGCACTGGAACGCCAGCGACGCGCCAGCCGCCATGGGGTGCAGCCCCTACATGACCCGCACCGAGTTGCTGCACTGGCTGCACACCGGCATCAGCCCCGAGGTGGACCCGGTAACTCAACGCCGGTTTGATGATGGCCACCGCTTTGAGGCCCTGGCCCGACCGCTGGCTGAGGAAATCATCGGGGAAGATCTGTACCCGGTCACGGGTGTGAATGGCCGCTACTCCGCCAGCTTTGACGGCCTGACCATGCTGGGGGACGTGGCGTTTGAACACAAGACGCTCAACGAGGGCCTGCGCGAAGCGATCCGCCAGCAAGGCGGGAACGCAAACGACTTCCTGCCTGAGCACTATCTGATTCAGATGGAGCACCAGGCCATGGTATCGGGCTGCGAGCGCATCCTGTTCATGGCCAGCAAGTGGAATGACGATAAACTGGTGGAAGAACGCCACTGCTGGTACACGCCTGACGCAGCATTGCGCGCTCGCATCGTGGCCGCCTGGGCGCAACTGGAGGCCGACCTGGCCACCTACGTGCCCAGCGCCAAGCCCGAGCCCGTCATGGCTGCGCCCGTCGAAACCCTGCCCGCCGTGCGCGTGCAGGTATCCGGCCAGCTTGCCGTGCTTTCCAACCTGCCCGAATGGGGCGCCGCCCTGCGCGAGTTCATTGCCCGCATCCCCGAAGTGCCGGCAACCGACGAAGATTTTGCCTACACCGACAAAGCCTGCAAGGCGCTCAAGCAGGCCGAGGAAAGGCTTGATGCCGCCGAGGATAACGCGCTGGCCCAAATGGCCGACGTGGAAACCATGCGCCGCCTGG